TTAATCATATTCAAAAACACAAAAGCTGCGTCAGTTGCATTAGCATTACTGTAAGCATGAAAGGCTTGAGGAGTTTTAAAATGGTGTGTACCCTTAGCCCCAGTTGGATTACCAACTTTGTGCGCAGCAGATTGATCAGCGGTTCGGTCTGTTTTTCTATCAAATTCTATTCTACCTTCTCGTTCATTAACTAAACCTTTTACTAACGTCCTAATAGCAGTTTTATTAGCTAAAGTTAAAGGTAAGTCTTTTTTGTTTTCTAAAAAGTCAAAAATTAAATTATGGGCGTCAGCTCTAAAAGCCGATTTATTGATAACGTCATCCAACAAACCTTGAATTTCTTTTGGCATAAGTTTCTCAGGTAGTTTTGCCTCTTCTCGCAACATATTTGCTCGTTTATCTCTCTCTTGAGTATATCTGTATATTTCTTCCTCAGCTGTTTCTAAAGCTTCTCCTTCAAGTCCGTCTAATTGGAATTGGAGATCCTTAATTTTGTTGTCTAGCTCTACTACTTGAGGGTCAGTTTTTATTTGATACTCCACCCTCGCTACTTTATCCTCAAGGTCTTTTGTTGCTTGTTCTACAGCTGGGCCTACTCCACCAGCTAATCGTCTACTTAAGTCACTTTTTTCTTCATCTGCCCCTGCGGCTACTGCAAACTGGGTGTTATATTTACCCTCAATTCTTTCTAACCTATCTTCTAAAAACTTCCTCTTTTTTTCACGTTCCTCTGTAGGTCTTTCTTTTTCAAGTTCTACTAACTGGCTTCTTATTTTAGCTACCTGTCTTTTTACACCTGTAAGGTTAGCTCGTCTTAACGCTGGGTTATTGAGCATTATTGATTCTAATTTTTCATCCTCTAATTGAATTAAAGTTTCTATACTTTTTATTTCCTCAGGTATTGTTGGTGCTTTGTTAAATTGATCAAAAAGGAAAGCAGATGCTTGTTTTCTCCATTCTTCTTCTCCACTCCAACCTCTTTTAGAACCATCACCATCCCCTCCATAACCCGTTCCCTCTGGTCCAAGGTTTTCATCCTCAACTGGTTTTTGAACTTTTTCTGTAGTTGTACTTACTTCGCCAGCTTGATTGTACGATCCCTTACCTGCGGTCAGGTAATCAAACATAGACTCAGTTAATAGCGCATCTTTTTGTCTTCTTACGTTATATACGTAGTCACGGTGTAATTTTTTTATTTGATCTATACTAAAACTAAATTCTTCATTATCGTTGTTAGGGTTTCTAGGTCTGCTTATAGTAAGTTTCATTGGGGCCCCTTGAGCTTGTTTAGTCACTCCCTTTTTATCGTACTCAGCAAATATGGGTTTAACCATCTCTGGATTTTCTGGGTCCGGTTGAAAACCAGTAAGAAACACATTTTTACCCGTCATATATTGAGTAAACCCAATATTGTTAAAATAACCTAAAGCATCTTCACTATTTAAAGTGTCTATAGTCATTACCCTAGAGTTATCTGGCCCATCTTGTAATTGGTCTGGAAAAAGCGCAGGTAGGTCTACCATAAAGGCTTTCTCTGATTCCTGTCCCGCTCCAGAGGAGTAATAAATCTCATTACTTACATCAAGTTGTTGATTGTAATGCTCAATAGCATTGTCATGCATCTTTTGAGAAAGCTGCTGATTAATTTGAAATGAGTACGCCATTTGACTATCTGTTTTAGCCATTACATCAAGAAGGTTGCCGGGAATTTGTCCTAATCCGTTAGCCATCTATATACTCCCAAAAAGAGATCCTATGATCCCATATTTATTTTGTTTGGCTTGAGATTTGGCTGAAGAAAGGGCCCTTTCTCTACCTTGTTGAAGACCGGCAGCAGCGCCTAACTGACCTAAAACAGTTTTATTTATAGTGTTAGCTGAAGTTACTAAGGTATTAAGTAAAGCTTGATTTTTATCTAATTGATTTACTCTTGCATTATTTAGAGCATCAGTAACTGCTATAGATCTTGCATATTGGTTTCCTCTACTTCTTTGTGTTCTAGCTGCCATACTCTCCGTTGCTCCAAACCTACTTAAGTTTCTTCTTGAAATACCTTCAGCTAGGTTTGCTTGAACTAAAGCATCAGCAGGTGCTTGTCTAATTAAAGAGTCATCTTCTAGTTCATCTACTAAGCTGTCTTGAAAAGGTCTTATAGTAGAACGTACAAAATCATAACGGTCTTTAGCAACATCGGCATAAACGCTTTCTGGGTCATCTACCTCAGCAAGAGCTCCTACAGGACGTGGACCCGAAAAGTCCGTTCCACCTATATCAGTCACACTTTGGGTTCCAACTCCAACTGCTGATTCTACTTGCGGAGACTCGGGAGCTATGGCTAAACCATCATCCACTATTGCTGTACCCATCGCTAAATTGTTAGAACCTTGTGCAGCTGTAACTGGGTCTACGCCACCTTGAGCTGCATCTATAGAAGTTTGCAACTCTTTATCAGCTATTTCTCGTTGAGCATTTTCTAAAGCCGCCCCTAAATTACCAAAATCAAGATTACCAAAATTAAAATCTATTCCATAATCATAGCCACCAACAGAACTAATGGTTTTACCTATCTCAGCCCATGCCCAACCTGCTCCAACTGCTGACATTCTTAACTCTTACCAAATGGGCCAAAAGCTGTAGTGTATGCATCTACAGTACCAGGTTGTGTACCAGGCTGTAACACTGCTCTTTGGAATGGGTTTCCGGTTGGTTTGTACGAACCCCCCGTCATTCTGTTTGCGCTAAATTGAGATTGTATATTACCCGTAAAAAACTTAGCCGCAGCCGCCGCTGCTTGGCCATACATTTTATCTTTTGCGAGTTTCGCACTTAAAACATCCTGCACTTTTGCTAACTTAGTCGTTGTTTCCCCCCTTGCAACATCAGAAATAGCTCCTGCCGCAGTAGCTTCGTTACCCAAACCTATACTTAGGGCATTTTCTATTTCTTGGTTTTGTATTTTTACACCTTCTTGATTAGCTCTTGTTTGATTTTGAACGGCACCAAACATTCTAGCCGCAGAAACAGCAAAATCTTGTTCCATTTTTAAGTTTAAATCGTTAGTTAACGTTTGTGCAAAGTCAGCTTGAGCTTTTCCTTTAGCATATTGAGTTACTTTTAAACTAGTAGCAGACTGTATATCTTTTACAATTAAAGGCTCTAGTTTTTTATAATAATCATTAGCATCTACAGCTACACCAGCTGCATACGATTCCATTGGACCTGCTTCATAATCTGCAGGATTAACTCTACTACCACCCATATTTATACCTCAATACTATATAATCTTTCTTTTATTTCCCAACCATTAGCTAAAGCATATTCTTCCATTTCAGGAACTACGGATTTTGCTTTTATGTAAGCACAATCCAAAGCTTTTGCTAATTGGTTTAACCATTGTACATGCGAAACCCAATTATGTTTACCAGTTTCATGCACATACGCAATCCAAATTAACAAACTCCTTGTTTTTGAAAAAGGTTCTACTTCTATCGTTAAGACCATGAAGCCAATGGAAGACATATATAATTCTGCTCTTCCGTTTACACATTCGCTATAAATGTCCTCTGGTATAACCTCACAATGAGGGATTTCATTTAATATCGAACATATCGGGCCTCTTATCTCTTCCCAACATAACCGAACATCAGCTAGTTTGGGTTCTATAAAATGATCCATCTAATAGTCGAGTTCCTTTCCATAACGTCCATACCTTTTCCTTGGGGACAATCCCGCACCTTTGTATTTAACTGTCCTTTTTACACCAATATTACCACCTCTACCTCTTAATTCAGCATCGTTCACTTCTGCTTGAAATAAGTTAAAGTAATCAGCAGCGGCTGCAGGATCAGTCCACTCTTTGCCCGGAATTCTTAGTAACCTATAGATAGTGCCATAAATAATGCCGTCTCGGTAGGTATTACTAAATTCTGTGTCTATACTGTTGGTAGTTCTAGTTGGCTTAAGAGCTACCTGTAATAATAACCCATTTACAGTTTTTGCATTTGGCACTGGCACCAACCAGAAGGTATCAGCTGTTTTTTGTAAATATACGGTTGGTATGCCTGATTTATCTCGCCAGTCGGGGTAATTTAATTCTAAACTTCTTGGGCTTGTAGGGTCTAAATCATTACCATCAAAAGTAGCCCATTGTATTTGGTGTACATCTGTACCACTTGGTTGATCAAACTCATACTCATAAACTCCCGATAAAGTAGTTATTGGGTCTAGGTCATAAGTATAAGCTCTACTTTTTTCACAAAGTTCTATAGTTGCAGAACGTAAATTAGTTTCTACAAATGATTCAGGACACCCCGGAACATAGGGTAATACATCTTTTACTAAAGATTCAAAACTAGCCAATGGTAGCCTCCTGTCTAGGTTCATTTACTGTGTCCGCTTGGGTAGTAATACCTAGGGACTGTGTAAATAATTGATAATGAGAACCAGCACGTTGAAAGTTACCAGCAAACTCACCATCTTTTAAATAAGCTCTATACAAACAAAAATTCATTAAACTATTTGCATATATATCATCCACTTGTATTAAGTCTGTATTAGCTCCAATACTAGTAGGATTTTTAGAATATACCACCTCTACATAGGCGCTACCAGATACTCCGGGATAAACCAAAAATTTACGTGGGTCTCTTTGATCAAACATGTAATGTTTAACTACCGTGCCATGCGTAGCTTTTCCCGTAACCGTAGGGTTATGCCAATTAGGGTCTTCACTATTTATTATATCTAAGTTTACTTTTGAAACGACTCTACCGCCTGTCGCATCTGTAGCGGTGCCAGACATATTCCTATGTACAGTAATTAACCTTAAACCATCAGTAGGTATAGTTTGTTCGGTACCAGCAGCTAACAGTACATTTGCGTGGGTAGCAGTAGCATCTGGTTTAAAACTAGCAATTTCTCTTTGGCCATCGCTTAGGTAGTCAAACATCTCGCCATCGGTCCAACGCACACCAGTGTTATCCTGAAGTATATTACGTACCCTGGATAATATATGTTGTGCTTGTAACGTTCCTGCCATCTAGTCTTCTTCTTTTTTCTCTGTTTTCTTAACGAGTTTTGGCTTTGCTTTAGGTTCAGGCTTTAGCTTAGGTTCTTCTTTTACTTCCTTAGCCCCAGCTTGTAAACAAGCATATCCAATATACTCTGGGAATTCTCTTGCTTCTCCTGCGTATAAACGAACAGCATCACCAGTTTTTAGTGATACATATAAATCTGTTTCTGAGATAACTTTCATAGTTTTTCTTTCCATTTAAAACTCCTGTTTAGTAGAAAGAGGTGGTCCGAAGACCACCCCAATCTTAATTAAAATGCGCAATCTACTCTGATTACACCAAAGTCTTCATTCTGACCAGAAATGTCAGAGTTGTAGACTGGTTTTTTAAGACCCATAATCTTACCAATAGAGATACCATTTTGGTTTCCATAGTCGAAAGTATCTTCAACTATTTCTGGTAAACCAATATCTGCCATTGCAAGAGCTTGAGCCCCACAGAATAAGTTAGCAGCGAAATCAACATCACTACCAGATCCACCTTTCTGAGTACCTGAAGTACCTTGAGAAGTGTTTGGTACGTGTCTGAATTCGTGAACCATAACGCCGTCAACCATTAAGCTAGAAGATCCAGCAAATAGTTCGTTGTTTGGTCCTCTGATACCAGCGCTTCTTACGTTAGATAAGAAGTCAGAATCTAGTTTCAGATCAGCCATTACTTGTGGAGTAACAAAAAGATGATACATCTCTTCATTACCTGCGCCTCTCATACCTCTAATGTACTGGTCTTTAGCATAAGCTTTTAGTTCAACAATAGTCTTGTAAGACATTGTGTCAGCAGCAACTAAAGCAGAAGTATCACCAGCAACTAAACCACTAGTTGCGTCGACTCTTCTGTGTCTGTTAGAAGTAGGAGCAGTTACATCACCGCCAAAGGCAAGATCAGACAAGTTAGAACCTGAACCTAATACTGGTCTAGTCGCAGCAGAACCACCGATGTTGTTGTTCTTTCTGTTGTAGTTAATACCAGCCAAGGTTAAGAATGCAACTTGGTCCATTCTATCTGCCATTGCGTATGCAAGTGCGTCTCTTGAGTGCTCACGGAAGTTGACAACAGATTTTTGATCCGCTAAACGACCAGATAGTCTGTTCGCAAATCTTAATTGATCTAATTGTACAACGATGTCGTATGCTCTTAATGCTTCTTCATTACCTTCGAGAGTGTTGTCACCAACGATACCATCACCAGTCATGTCAGCTAAAAGTGTTAAAACAGCTCTAGCTCCCTTTTCTGATTGAGTAAGTTCAGTAATAGACTGAACCATGGCGTTGGGGCCACTACCCGCGAATTGGTTAATGAAGGACATATTTCTAGCAACACGCCAAAAATCACGAGACCAGATAGTAAGCTGTTCACTGGTCAACGCGCTGAAATTTGTATTAGCCATTAGGCCCTCCAAATAAAAATTAATAAAATAACCAATCGCTATTTGGGGCGATATCCCGTATACCCTTTATCGTTGGGATACGATACCGTTAGTTTTACGAGCACGACCTCGAACAGTTAACGTCATTGTAGACGAAAAAACGGTTTTTATACTGAACGACCAGTTGTTGGATATCGTTCCAACGGACGAATTCTTTAATACTATACTACTATTTAGTCAAAATCACCACGCATTCTGCGTAAAGTTTCTTCCGGTAGTGCTTTAAACTCATCATCTGATAATGTGTTTATGTCTACTACTTTCTTGTTTTGAGTAGACTCGCCCTTCATTTCAGGTGGTTGAGATTGAGAAGCTTGTACCTTTTTAGATACATTTGCTTTTGCTTTCTTTTCTTTTACCACTTGGCTTAACTTAGGCGCCGGATCTTGTGTTGGTGAGTCAGCACCTTGTAAAAGTTCCGGTTTTTCACTTAATAAAGTAACTTCAGTAGCTTTTGCTAAAGAGTCAGCAGCTCCATACCCTTGGTATATAAAAGCATCCCTTAATTCCAGTACTTTATTAGCAAGACCATCATCGTAACTCTTACTCTCTGGATTAAGAATAGGAAAAACACCTACGATTTCTTGAGCTTTTTGTTGTAACTCACGGTTTTCGCGATCTTGTTGTACAGTTTGACCCATTTTGCTTTGCATTTCAGCCATAACTTGCTCTCTTTCAGCAGTTCTTATTTCTTCTCTTAGCTCTGCAGCTTTATCAACTTGACCTTCTAATACTAAATCTTGGTAATGTTTTTCTTTTGCAACAAAGTCGTATTTAGGAGTAGTGTCTTCAGCAGGCTTTTCTTCTAAAGTTTGAATAATCTTTTGCATTTCTTTATTTTTCGCAAGGACTTCATCTAAACGTGATTTAGGCACCATAGGTGCTTTAGTTTCTACCTCTGGTTCTTCCTCCACTGCTTCCACAGGTTGTCCATCATCAGTCGGAACGCTCTCTTGTTCTTCTGTTTGCTCTGGACTTTCTGCTTCTTGTGCAACAGGTTCTTCGACTTGCTCTTCTGCAACTTCTTCTGTTGCTTCTTCTGCAACAGGTTCTTCTTCTGTGGTTTCTTCTTCTTCTTGAGCTTCTTCAACTTCTTCCTCCTCCGTGTTATCAAAGTTCATATCTACTTCAAAAGGTTTTACATCCTCTTCCGTTTTTTTGTCAGCACCCGGCATACCGTCAAATACTAACTCTTCATTGTTTTTATCTTCAGCCATTATTTACCTCCTGATGGTTTCATAGCTGCGACAGCAATTTTTGATGCCGCTTGGGTTTCACTTTGTCCTTGCCTCATGTTATTTGTCAATGCTGACAATTGTTGACGTAAGGCGAGTTCTTCTTGCTTCATTTGCATTTTGCTTTGTAGCTCTGCCATTTTAATTTGTGGCTCAGCTTCAGCCTCAGCAACTTTAGCAGTATTTAATTGTGCTTGAGATTTAAGGTTGAGTACTTCTGCTTCCATCTTAGCAAGCTCTAACTGTACTCGTCTTATCTCCGCCTCTGCAGCAAATTGTGCCGCTTGTTGCTGCTCTGGTGTAGGTGGTTCCATACCTTGCGCTGCACGTATACGCTGTGCAATCTCTCCTTTCTGCGCTAGGTGAGAATATTGTACGATCATATCATCTGGTATTGGCACACCAACTTGTCTTAATTCTATTGCCTCTGCAAACTGAGCTTCATCAAAGTTATCTCTAGCAGGCATTGTACCTATGACAACATCATATTCACCTACAGTTAAATCATTTATGATTTGCCCTTCTGGAGTTTGCATATTTAAAACTAGAGGCACAGCGGGTTGCATTGGATCAACTTCATCTGTAATTTGCACTATACGTTCTTCGGTATAAAACTGTTGTACTAGTCTTAATACGTGCTCTGCTAAATGTTGTCTAGTTTTAGATAGGTTGTCTAATGGTACTTGTATCATCGTTGCGCCACGATTCTGTTTTGCACGTATTGCTATACCAGATACTTCTGGGCTATCAGTGCCTAACATCGCATCACTAATACCACTAATCGTTTTTATATTAATAGCGGCTTTTTGACTTATTCTGTCTAGGCCGGTGGGAATCTGGTTCGGTGGTATCTTCGCAGGGGGAGATGAGCCACGATTATACTCTAATACTAAACCAGTTTCCGCACCGTGTTCTTCTAAATCGTCAGCAGTCATTCCTTGGAGCGACCCTGTTTCTACAATCCAACCACTGTTAGCTGTAGTGTTTACGATATGTAATTCTTGTGAACTTATCTTGTTCAGTTGTTCTTGTGGAGATATTAAGTTTCGTACTATGCCAAATGGTCTACCCCTTCGCCAATATGGGAAGTAAGGCACAATTGTAAAACATTCATATGGTGACCAATCGTCAAATAGGACGCACTTGTCTGCAGTTACTGTCCAACGTACTTTACGATCCTGTCGTATAATTATGTCTAAACCATAATCATCAGCAAATTTCTTTTTCTTTCTTTCACCCCAATTACCGGGTACTTGTCGCATATCACCAGTAACTCTGTCTACATAGTAACTGCATTCTTTTAATTGGTAATATTGTCTTTCAATAACACGGATTGCGCGTAGTTGTCTGTTCTCTTCTGGATTAGTTGTGCTGCCTTGGTTGTACTCTACACCAGTGTACGTATCACCGTAACGTGTTTCTTCATACTCTACAGAGTCCTGCCCCATAGTATTACCATATTCTGCAGCTACTCTTAATTTATCTGCTTGTGCTTGACCATATTGTTCTTCTATTTGGTCTAAACTTAGCCACTTAGTCTCAAATATCTCATTCCAAGTTTTAGGATCATACTCCTTGGCGTCGGGGTCAATCAGAATATCTAACGGATCCTTGGTACTTATACGCACTTCTCCTTGGATATGATCCGTGAAATCTATTCTTACATCGAAATAGCCTCGGTCTTGAATAAGACCATCAGCAAATACTTGGGACTCTCTATAATCTAATTTATTGTTCTCCGATATTTGTAAGAACAACTTAGTTAAAATATCAGCAACAGCTTGATTACCAGAACCTCTGGGTTTAAAACTAATATCGGCTTTTCGAGTTCTTTGCTCTCCCAACACAGCGTTAACCGTAGGGAGTATTGTATTAATTGTAAGAGCAGGACGCCCTTCATCATCTAGTGTAGCTACATCAGCCGGATCCCATTGATTACCGCGATAGAAAGCATCACATTTTTTAGCAGTCTCGATATAGTCGAGGTGGCCATTGTCGCGCGCACGTTCGTAACGCTCAAACTGATTAGTTGCTATTAAATGCTCTTCTTCTGTACTTAACTT